GGGATATAGATAATAATAATTACGGAGCAAAAACAAAGGAAGAACAAACTGGACACGGCACACAAAAACCAATTGAGTGCATGCTTCGGCCTATACTTAATAACTCCGCACAAGGTGAGAGTGTATATGATCCATTCGGTGGTAGCGGTACTACGTTAATTGCCTGCGAGAGGTCAAAGCGTAATTGTTACATGATGGAGTTATCACCTGCTTATATTGATGTTATAATAAAAAGGTGGGAAAAGGAAACAGGACAAAAGGCGGTTTTAGCTAATGAGTAAAGAGCAAGAAAAGGATAAGGGAGGGAGGCCTCCTATTGTTCTTACTGAAGAACAGTTAGAAGAATTAAAGATTTTGTCTGTTACTTGCACTCTAGATGAGATAGCAGATTATTTCGGTATATGTAAAGAGACCTTTAGGCAAATAAAGATAAGGGATGAGGAGGTTTCTAGTCTCTATAAAAAAGGGCTTATCAATGCCAAGAAAATGGTAGGTAATAAAATCTTTAAAAGAGCTGTTATTGCCGATGATTTAACCGCTCAGATTTACTGGATGAATCACAGGGGCGGATGGTTAAAAGAGCTAAAAAATGAAGAAAATGAAATTAAGGATAAGGAGCTAAAGATCACTGTTGAGATTAAAGAACACGAGAACCTTGATAAGCTTACGCCAGATCAGATAAAGCAATTAAAAGACAAGGGGAGTTTGTAAATGAGTTCACAAGAATTAAGATTAAAATGCCTTGAGTTAGTACTAACTCATTTAGATATAAGAGACCCAGAAGAATTTTATAATTTTGTAATTCCAGATGAGGTTTATAAAAGAGAAACGAACTCGCCAATAATGGAATTATTAAAAACTCTTAACTCTAAGCATGCACTCTAAAATTACTGTTCCCCTTTATTTACATCCTATTTATAAACATCATTATACATACATTGTATTACACGGGGGAAGAGGTGGGGCAAAGTCTTTGTCCATTGTTGATTACCTGATTTTTAAAAGTTTTGAAGATAAAAATTGCCAATATCTTTGTGCAAGGGAAATACAAAATTCACTGCTAGCTTCTGTATTCTCGGTTTTTCAAGAGAAAATTTATGATCTTGGATTTAGCGATTATTTTAGAGTGGTTGAATCACGAGGCTTAATTCACAATATTACATCTGACGTAAAGATTCATTTTAAGGGATTATGGCGTGATCCTAATGCAATAAAAGGTATTGTAAACTTAAAAAGGCTTTTTATAGATGAAGCCGCAAGTATTTCAAGACACAGCTGGCGAATAGTAACACCAACAGTTACAAGGGTAGATGCTCCGCAAATTATAGTTGCTTTTAACCCTGAATTTACAACCGATATAGTATACGAAGAATTTATTGCTAATAAAACTAGAGAGAATTGTTTTATTAAGGAAGTTTCTTATAGAGATAATCCTTTTAAACTACCTGATGAATTCTTTGCCGAGCTCGAGTCTCTTAAAAAAAAGGACTATGATGAGTATTTGCACGTTTATGAAGGACACTGCATAAGCAATTCAAATATCAAGATTTTTAAAAAGGGAACGCACTGGGACGTTTTGGCTTTTGAGGAAGAAGAATCAGTCGAGCTTGAATATGGTTTAGATCTTGGCTTTACTCCATCGCATCCTACTTTTGGTTTGCGTTGTTATGAGAAAGATAAATGCCTATATGTAACCCACGAGGCGGTGGCAATAGGCAAGGATATAGATGAACTTTCTAAATTCCTTGTGGATAACTTACCTCACATCAAACATCACACTATTTGGGTTGATTCTTCAAGACCAGAGACTATATCTGCTATTAATCGCACATGGATAGAAGAAGAGAATTGTTATTTACTGGCAAAAGGCGTAGAGAAAGGGCAAGGTTCGGTAGAGGACGGCATAGATCACTTAAAATCTTATGATATGATTTATATTCACCCTCGTTGCAATCATCTTATAGATAATTTTGACAGATATAGCTATAAAACTGATAGAAAGGGCAATATTCTAAGGGATGTGGAAAAGGCTAACGATGATGGAATTGATGCTTTAAGGTATGCTAAAGAACAGACCATGAAAGATAAAATGGTAAATTATAAAAAATGGAATTATAATAATCTCTATTATTGAAATAATTTAATTTCATGAAGCATAAACAATGCCCCTCTTGCGAAAGTTCTAATATAATCTTTGACGATCGCTTCCCAGTGTTAGATACTAACCCACAAATATATAGTTATTTATGCAAAGAATGCCATCAACATTTTGATAATTGGTACGAGGATTAATGGGAATTTTTGACAAAGCAAAAAGCACGATAAATTCGCTGTTTGAGAAAAGAACTGACAGCTGGATTAACTCAAACACTGGTCTAGGGTTAAATAGAGGTAGGGTTGGAGCAACGAGAGTTAAGCAACCTGCTATTCTTGGGTTTGACGACTTATCTAATTTATACACAAGTAACGGGCTTGCACGCCGTATTGTAAATTCTGTTGTTGATGACTCAATGCGTGGCAATTTCATTGATGTAAGTGATAATGAAGTAAAAGAGGAATTAAAAAGGCTTGATCTTATAAAATATATAAAAGAAACCTGTTATTTTAGCCGTTTGTTTGGTGGGGCGATGTTAGTTGCTTTTGTTGATGACGGGCTAGATATGGATAAACCTCTTAATGAAAAGAACTTGTATAAAATAGTTCATTTTAAGGTTTTTGATAGACAGTGGATTACCTGGTATGAAAATGACATTATCAGACCTTATTTAAGTGAAAGGTTTGGATTACCTGAGTTTTATTATCTTAACTCGCCGTGGCATACACAAGAACTAATGTTAAAAGTACATCACAGTCGATGCTTTTTATTAGATGGCGTATATACTACGGAAATGAGGCGTAGGCAACGTCAGAACTTCGGGGACTCGGTCTTGCAAAGCTGTTTTGATAATTTACGTCAGTATGGCTTGGTAAGCGAGGCTTCTGCTGAAATAGTTAATGATTTTATACAGGTTATAATTAAGCTTAATGGTCTTGCTGCTAACATGACAAGACAAGGAGGTAAGGAGGACTTAGCAATGCGTGCTGAATCTCTTGATCTTACCCGTTCAACGGCGAATCTTATTTTTCTTGATGCTGATAAGGAAGACTACGAGAAAAAGGCTAGTTCTGTTGCAGGATTAAGCGATTTATGGGGTAAATTTGCAGAAAGTATGTGTGCTGCAACTGGTTATCCAATGACTAGGTTATTTGGTCGTTCCCCCGGAGGTCTTAACTCGACAGGCGAGAACGACATGCGTAATTATTATGATTTAGTTTCTGCTTATCGTAATGACGAGCTTGCCCCGCTTCTTGATTGGCTTATAAAGCTTATAACCTTGCAGAAAACTTGGGAAGGTGAAAAGGAGGTAGAATGGAACTTCTGCAATCTTGTTGAACAAACGCCTCTTGAAAATGCAGAGCTTAAGAAAAAATATGCTGAAATTGATGCGATATATATTGATAGGGGAGCAATTGATGCAGGTGAGGCTTGGCAGGAAAGATTTGGCAAGGGAGAATTTAAGGAAGATATAGAGCTTAAGAAACTAGAGCCAGAAGATCAGGCGATAGATCAAGAAACAGAGGCAATGATGAGCTCTATTTTAAATAAAGAACAGAATGCTAATCAAGAAACGGCAAAGCAGGATAGAAAAGATAAACAAGAACAAGAGGCTATAAGGAGTCTTCAAGAACTAGTAAATAAGTTATAAAAAAATAGCCGCTGTGACCATGCAACGGCTATTCCTGAAAATGACTTAAATTTAAACAAGTAAACCTATCTTAAAAATTTTTTCATAAAATGCAAGTAGAAAGTCAATTATTAGCACAAGGAATTGTAAAATTAGCTAAAAAAATCAAAGATACCAAGTATGTATCGGCTATTTCTTGTGATGAGAAAGCTTTAAAAATAGATTACAGTGATGGTTGTAAACAGAAAATAGAATTACCTTTAATAAAAAAAGAGATAATTACCACTGTTGATAACAGCAAGGAAATTTTAGAGATCAAAAAACAGATTAACTGCGATTTGGAAGAAAATCGTACGTTTTTGAGTAAAACTCTTAAAAAACAATCAAAAGAACTTAAGAAAAGCAAGGAAGAACTAGGGTCAGAGTTGGTAGCGCATGTTGACGGCGAAATAAAGAATATCGCAGCGAAATACTTTAATATCGCCAAGAATGACAAAAATGAGATTCAGGTTTTATTAGAGGAATTAGAGACGAAAGTTATTGCTCTTATAGATCAGGCAATTAGCACTATTGAAGTAAAAGATGGCAAAGATGCCGATGAAGAGAAAATCATTGCAGAGATTAGTAAGCAATTAAGTGGTCAACTAGCAGAAGAATTACAAAAAGGTCTAGAAGAAATAAAGCAGTCGTTGCCAGAAGTTAAGGACGGAGCAGATGGCAAGCCCGCTGACGAAGAGGCTATTTTCTTAAGGCTAGAAGAAAAATTGGAAGCCTTAGTTCTAAATTTCAAGGTCAAGGATGGAATAGATGGGCAAGACGGCAGAGATGGTCGGGATGCTGATGAAGAAGCTATAACAGAAAGAATTAAGCTTTTGTTATTGGATAAGCTTAATACGTATGTTTTAGAGGCAACATCAAAAGTAGATGAGGCTTTAATAAAAAAAGAAGAAGAACTTAAAGTAGCCATACTGGATATTATAAAAGCACAAATAGCTCTTATCCCCGAGCCACGGGATGGAATAGACGGACGGGATGGTCAAGATGCCAATGAGGAAGCTATAAAAGCACAGGTATTAGCCGATGTTGAACTATACGTACAACAAAAGATGCTATCTTCGTATGCTCAGTTAGAGCAACTTGTTATTTCTCTAGTTAGTAACATAAAATTACCAGAGCCAATTAAGGGCGATAAAGGCGATCCTGGACCAGCTGGCAAAGATGGACAGAGCATTAAGGGTGATAAGGGTAATGGCATAAAAGACGCTAAAATAGACCCGACTGGCGAGCTTGTCATTTATACAGATGAAAAGAAAATCTACGCTGGTAAGGTTTCAATTAACTATGCCATGGGCGGCGGTGGACTTAGCGGGGATAGTGTTTTATATACTAACTCAAAACCCGTCCCTTTTGACGTTGGCGGTGTCAAAGCAGGTACTAGATTCAAAAAAGCTGATTTAAGAGTGCTTTTTACAAAGCTATTTTATGGTTTTGATTTTCCTGAGTTTGATCTCTTTTTTGTTGAAGATTCAAATAACGTCAATATAGGCGGTAGGTTTGAAATTGGCTATACAATACCAGCTGGCGACTATTTATTTAATTTTAATATTATTAACCCTGAATTACTGCAAGAGAAAAGCATATTTATTGAACATGACGGGGTATTACTAGCCGAACAATTAGATAACATCTCACCAATAACTATTGCTTTGACTGAATTTCAAAAGGTTACTGCTGGCGATACTGTTTTTAAAATATCGGGTTATGATACGACAGGCGTAACTTTTCAAAAGGATTATATAGTTCAATATCAATATAGAATATATTACGGCGAATATACGGATGATATAGAGGATACAGGATTGCCTAATCCACTTAGCATACTTAGGGCAACTGAACTGGTAAGCGATATAAAAAGCGAATACTTTTTTTTAGGTGTTGGCTATAAATGGTTCTGTTATCCTGAGAATCTTGGCGAGAATTATATATTTTATGAATTAACGAGTGATATTGCTGTTATTTTTGAGTATCCAAGAAAAATAACAATTACTAATGAATATGGGGTAGATGTAACTTATAACTGTTATAGAACTACAAACGAGATTAATCAAGAATTCACTATGGGGATAAAATAATGGATACAAATACAATCAGAATATTCAGTTTTTGCGGCGGTGGAACTAAGGGCTATGGTTCTAATCGTTTTATGCAAAAGTTTATTCAACAATGGGGGATACCGCAAGCTGATTTCTGGAAATACGCTGATGTTATGTGCGGTACATCTATTGGAGCTATACTTGCGTCTGGTTATTCTTTTGGCAAAACTCCTGATTATATGGAGGGTTTTTTCTTAAACCAAGCAAAAAGAGTATTTACAATCAGAACAGCAGCGGACGTAGCATCTGGTAGCCATAATGCAAGTCAGGATTCAAATAGACCTAATCTAGCTCAAAAGTCTTTTATGTTTGCTACTGACGATGCTTTTTATAAGTCCGCTTATGAAGACTCAAATTATGGAAGCAATAAATTACAACAAATACTTGTTGATAATTTTGGCACGAATACTTTAGCTAATCTCAAAACCCCTATTGTAATACCTGCTTATGAGGAAGATATGAGTAAATATGTAGTATTCTCCAACTTCAATGATCCAGCATATTTTATAGGAAATACTGAAACTATAGTTAATGTCTGTAGAGCTTCAAGTGCTGCTCCTATTTATTTACCAGCTCATAATTTCAATGGACACTATTACAGTGATGGAGCGTTATTAGCAAATGATGCTATCTTAGCAGCAATAAATTTAGGTTTAACTGTAAAGCCAAATGCTACTAGGGTTGTTATAGTAGATGTTGGAACTGGAATAGGAAATATGAGTTTTGATGGTAGCGGTGGGGCATCAACAGATTTAGAACATTCAGCGGTTAGAGCCGTAAAAATCATGAACGTTGCTATGACTGGAGCGGAAGAATGGAGTAGGTATTATTTAGATTATTTAAGTAATAGACTTGCTCGTGATGTATATTTTTATAAGTTTCAACCTAAATTTCCAGAAGATTTTCCTAATGAACTTGATAATAGTACGCCTGCTTGGTTTTCACAACTGGCTAATTTAATTGATACTCATTATTCAAATGAAAGTGATGAAATCTCAAGCATTATCAATCGTCTTGGAGCTTAAAATAAATGGGTCTTTTTGTTACTGACTATATACGCCCAGTCTCGCTACAGGACAAATACCCTACCCACCTTGATATATTCGGGAAAGGGGGGATACATTCTCTTGAAACTATTTTAGAGAGGGATAATATTTTTACTCCTCGCAGAAAAGAAGGTATGCTTTCTTATGTAAAAGAAGACAAGTCTTTTTATGCTCTCTTTGATGGAATCAGTAATCAAAATTGGAAAAAAATTGCTTATTTTAATGAAGACGGCTTTAACGTTCATCAAACATTAAAACATGGCTATATCTTTGTTGGCGATAAAAATAAGATAGCAAGGCAATCACCTATATTAATTGACGTACGACAAGATATAATTGATTTAAAAAGGAAAATAGGAAATTTTGAAGAACAAAAAAAACTAGATTATAATAGAATATGGATAGGTGATTATAATAATGAACCGCAAGAGAAATTACAAATAGGGGTTATAAATTTACCAAAACTTGGAGCGGCTACATTTCCTTATCCTAGTTTTATTCCATTACCTCCAGTTGCTATACCAAACCCAACTTTTAATCCTTTGTCGGGATTTGATTGGTTAATGTCTGGTCCATGGCTTCCTCAAATATTTGCAGGAAGTACAAATACTTTAAATACTTCTTCTGAGACTGTTATTTCAAGTTCTCTTGCTATGACACAGGTAAAAGTAGCTCAAGCTATAAAAAGATTGGATGTTACTGGTTTTATAGTCAAAAGTAGAAATATTAGTTTTTCTTGGGAAAACCCTGCAATGTTAGCTGTTCCAGAAACTATTAAACAATTATATGGACTGGAAACAAATTATACTTTTACAAACGCTCAAGCTCTAAATGAAATAGGAGAAGGGTTGTTAAAAAATTCTTTAGATGGAACGCTTACTGTCGCTACTTTAACTAAAGATAAAATATGGAAAGGAGATATAAATAATAAACCTATAGAGGTTGACTTTCCTGTAACGTCTCCTGCTGATGCTACTTATATATTAAAAACTCCAAATGCAAATTTACCAAATGCGCAAGCTTTAAGTACTGTTGGCTCTGGTATATTAAAAACAACTATTGGAGGGTCACTTAGTATTGCATCTGGCGGGAAAGTTCCTATCCTTAATGATTATGTAACACCAGAAAACTTGCAAGAAGAAACCAGCGCAAGGATTTCTTCGGACGCTGCTATCCAAACCGAATTGGAAGCTCAAATTGCGGCAATAACAGGTTACGGCTCTTTAGCTCTTTTAACTGAATTTTTAGTAAATTTAGGGTGGTCTACTGGATATTCAGAGTATTTATGGAGTAAATATAGACCTTTAAGAACTCATAACAAATTCAATGAGACTGACAATTATAGCTATGATGCTGGTAATATTTGGTATGATGCAAGTCATATAGGAGCTGCTGGTTCATTTAAACCGGGTCTAAGAATTACGTCTTGGGATTCTTCAACATTTTTTGCAAATGATTTATTTCCTGTTTCAATGGGATTGTTTGGTTATAGAAATCAATTGGGATATGTAAGTGCTCAAGAGGGTTTTGTATGGCAAAGTTATATGGAAAACAATAGTTCACATTCTCATTATAAATTTCCTAAAAACTTTGGTATGTATTATGTAGGTCATAATAACGAACAAATAGGTTGGGATAGAGGAGAAACCTTACTAATGGAATATAATTATTATGATGGAAAATTCTATTTCGAGAAAAAAGCTGATTTTAAAGATGAGGTAAGGTTTTTAGGGCAGATAATTAAAATTCCAGTTGGAAATACTTCACAAAGACCTGTTAATCCTATATTAGGACATTTTAGAATCAATACTGATGCAGTAGAACCAGAACCGGGGCCTATAGTGGATTTAAATATTTTTGGTACTGCAAATCAAATAAAAGTTCTGCGTGTTGATAATCAATTTACTATTTCTTTAGAGGAAAATACAAAACTTCCGGGTAACGCCTATACTAAAATTGCCGTTGGTAACTTATCACAAAGACCTTTACTTACTGATCCCGGAATGATAAGATATAACATAGATTTTTGATCTATATCTTACGAGAAATTATGGCTCAGGCAGCGTTACCTATCGGTAAATATGAATTTAACGACGGCACTTCTTGGTTTTCATTAGCATCTGAAAGCTGGGTTTTAAACACTATTGGTAAAATTTCACCTTGCGCTGTTGCAACAACTGCAAATTTAACAGCTACTTACTTAAATGGAGCAGGTGGTGTTGGCGCAACTTTAACTAACTCGGGAAGTTTTGCAACTCTTGCTATTGATGGTGGTAATTTAATTGTTGGTAATAGAGTTTTAGTTAAAGATCAAACTACTCAAACTCAAAATGGTATATATACAGTAACTAACGCAGGTAGTGCATCTGTAGCTTGGGTATTAACTAGAGCAACAGATTTGGATTTTTATACCCAATTTATTAGAGGGTTAACAGTTGAAGTTTTTTCTGGTGCTATCAATAGCCCTAAAATCTTTATGTTAACAAGTGCTGTAACTGTAAATATTGGATCAGCAGCTGTAGTTTTTTCAGAGTTAAGTTCTAATGGTTTAAATAACGCTCTTGGTACAAGTAATCAGATTACTGTAACAGTTGCTAGCAATGTCGCAACTGTTAGTATTAGTGCTAACCCCGTATTGCCTGGTACTGCATCGGTTACTATTCCAACTGGAACTACCGCCCAGCGACCAGCTACTCCAACTACTGGAATGTTAAGGTTAAATACTTCTTTAACAACTTAACTTATGTAGATATGGCAGCTTTAGAGTTTTACGATGGTACTAAATGGGTTGTTGTTGGTTCACAAGGTGTCAAAACTGTCACTGGTGGGAATAATATTATTATATCAGGAAGTGCAACTAATCCAACTGTCTCGTTATCTGATAGTGTTACTATACCTCAAAATTTATCTAGTCTTAGCGTTATTACTTCGGATGGAGGAACTTTTGGAGGACAAAAAGGTATTAATCTTCCAAAAGGAACTACCGCACAGCGTCCTAGTTCAGTTTTAGAGGGAACAGTAAGAGTAAATACTGACCCGCAACCTACTGTTAATGTTGGTGTGATATTTATTCCAAACAATATAAAAATGTCTGGAATGGGTTATTTTGGACTTCCCGCTGGTCCTAGTTCACAAAGACCAGCAAGTCCTCAAGATGGTTATATGAGAATAAATACGGACGCATAAGGGGGGAATATGGCTTTTTTAGAAATGTATTTAAATGGCGAATGGAAGAACCTATCAAGTTTTGGTACAGTTTCTAGTGTTGATATACAAAGTAGCAGTTCAGCAATAAGTGTTACAGGAAATCCTATTACTTCAGTGGGTATAATTAATCTGTCGTTTAATCCCTCTGCAATTAGACTAGATCAGTTTGCTGTTCCAACTAGTAATTTAGATATTAATAATAAAAATCTCATTAACGTTGCAACTCCAACTTTAAGTCATCATGCTACTAATAGAAGTTATGTTGATAGTAAGACATGGACTAGCAGTTCTATTACAGATTTTACCACTTCGGTAACTAATACGGCTAAACTTATAAGCTTAAACCAGTTTGCTGTTCCTATGGCGTCGTTAAGCATGAATAATTATAGAATTACCAGTGTATCTGATCCTGTTAATCCACAAGATGTAGCTAATAAGTTGTGGGTCGAAAATTTAATAGCTGGAGGAGGAGGAAGTACTATTAACTTAACAGGTTCTGTAATTGGTAGTGGTACTGATACTATAGCTACTAGTTTTAATAGATTTCAAACTATAGACAATGTAGATAATACTCAGACTTGGACTTATAACTTAAATGTTGATACAGGGCAGTTAGTTTCGTATCACAACACGATTCTAAGTGATACTAGCGCTCTAATTAGAAAATTTATTGATAGAATAGCCCGTAAATCTCTTACCGACAATCAGTTTCAATGGGAGTATGATATAGACACAACGTCTATCAGTAATTATCAGTCTATAAAGATGAATTTCGTTAATGGATATAACAACCCTGGAACTTTTACACTTTTTAGTGCTAACCTAGTTAATAACGTTATTACTGCTAGTTTTAATAGTCCTTTAAGTATTTCAAATGGTACTTTATCTACTCATGCAGTAACAAAAAGCCAGTTAGATAACAAAAAGCTAAATGAATTTCAAGTAAACAATGATGTAGACCTTGGGGTTTATAAATTATCTACTAGCACAGCTCCTACGCAAGGTAATCATGTTTGTAATAAGACTTTTGTAGATAGTAATCTAAGAAATAATATAAGAACAGGTCAAGTAGTTGTAGGAGATGTTGGAGGAACTACAGGAACTGTAGCTTTGACAGTCTCAGGTGCAATACTAAGTGCAACCAAAAGAAATGGTTATATTGGAGGCGATAGTTTTATAGATATCACCTTTGCAGATAAATCATATACACCTTTTGTTTTTGTTACTGTAAACAACAATACTGGTAGTTCTACTGCTAATGATATACAGGTACCTGTTGTACTTACAATGACCAATACAACTGCAAGATTATATTTTGAAGAAAACTACTCATCCGTTCAAAATATTGTCTTATTAATATTATTAATAAATCCCAATTTAAGTTAACAACAAAAAAGTAAAAATATGTCAAAAGAACAAGCGAAAACATGGATTGTAACAGATTTTGCGCAATTCTATTTAAGTGAAAAATTATCTCTTGTAGTAGATTCTTTAACAGAGGAAAACTTTGTAACTGATTTAACAGCATTTGTTACTCAAAACAAAACTTTTGCAGAAGAAGAAATACGCAAAAATAATCCTGATGCTGCTGATATGTTAATACAAAAATTAGGTACTTTAGATTATGACATGTTAAAAGAAACCTATTTCATATTATATAATCAACCAGATCCAGTCGTACCAAATATTATTCCCATAAATCCTACTGGGATTGAATACATAAACTGGCTCTCATCAGACATATCAACTTTAAGACAATATGCTCCTGATATATTTGCGGGGGGATTAAATTTAAACAATGATAATACGAAAACAATGCTTGAAGCGGCGTTAAAGGCTTTAAGTGAAATTAACGATGACATTACAAATCTAAAAACCATTTTAGAAGAAATAAACACACTAGGAGTTAAGAAATGAATAAACAGGAATTAGAGGATTTAGCTGTTAAATTATCAACAGCATCAAATAGCATTATAATTGATACTAATTTGTATTTAACTAACAATACGGATGTTCGCAAACAATGTTTAGTTGAGGATTTTACCAATATTGAAAATGCTCTTAACGAATATAAAAAACTAATAAGTGATAAGGAGTAATTATGGAAAATAAAATTGAAGACCAAAATACGATTATTCAACTCTTACCTAAATACGTTCAAGCTTTATATAGTGACGCAGCTTTGTATTTTTCTGGAGAGCCAACTATTGCTACAGATTCACGTAAAGCTATTATTATAAATGATATTAATCTTATTAAAGAGCAAATAGCTGCTTTAGAAAAAATCTTAGGTTAAAAGTGTTTTGTGCCTGTTTTTTATGCCAATAAAGTATTGTATCCTTTTGTTTTAGAAATCCGTTATTTTAATCAAATAAATGGGCTTCTAAAATCCTTGTTTATAAAGGATATAAAAGATGGGCTAATTGAAGAAATAAAAAACAGTTACAATCAAGCAATTAGAAAGGATGATTTTACAGAAGATTTTAATAACTTCTTTAGGTTAGCCGAATTAAAAATTACCTTAAAATTAAGGTCGTTCATTAATCGTATTGTAAAAACAAGTGTTGAGATTAACGACTTCAATGATAAGGCAGTACGCCAATCATTAAGAAGCACCCCTTTTAAAAATCTAGCTATTAGCACTACTCCCGATATAAGAAATGCGATGGGAATGTTTGTTTCTGATAATGTTAGGCTTATAAAAAGCATAAGTGAAGACTTGCTTGGTAGAGTGCAGGAAGTAGTATTTGCAAATGTGCGAAGAGGGAGTAGTTACACAACCTTAGCACGGGAATTACAAAAAACCTTTACAATTAGCGAAAAACGTGCAAAGCTTATCGCTAAAGATCAGATTAACAAATTAAATGCTGATCTAACAAGGCAAAGGCATAAGGAGCTAGGCATTACCGACTACAAGTGGTCAACTTCTCAAGACGAGAGAGTAAGAAAGAGCCATCAAGTGTTACAAGGTAAAATCTGCACCTACGATAATGTCAATGTATATAAAGACGAAGAAAGCCTGAAGAAATGGACGCAAAGATCAGAAATAGGTGCGGCTTTATATCATCCAGGGCAGGAAATATTATGCAGATGCACGGCTATTGCTATAATTAAACTTTAAATTATGCAGACTTCTCAAGACGAAACAATCCGAATTTATAGAATAGATACTTTTCCAGTGCCAAAGGTACAGAAAACCGATCAAGGTTTTTTAGAGGGGGAAGTAGTAGCAAGTAGAACAGGAATCTTTAATTATTATGATGCGGATGGAAAATGCCGCAAAGAACTTAGGCATCCAGAAGACGTTTTAAAAGAAGATAGTTTAAAAACCTTAAAAATGATACCTGTAACTGATGACCACCCACAGGAATTTGTAGATGCAAACAATGCTTCTGCATTGCAAAAAGGTTTTACAGGTGAGAGCTACAGAACTGACGAAGACGGCAATATTGTTGTTAGAATCAAGGTTACTGATAGCGGTTTGATTAATAAAATTTTATCAGGAAGAAAAGCAGAGCTTTCACTAGGTTATAGTGTTGCTCTAAAAAAGGATGAGGGAACTTACAAAGGTGAGAGATATGATTATCGGCAGACTGATATTGTATATAATCACCTAGCCGTTGTGGAAATGGGAAGAGCAGGAAGAAACGCAAGATTTAGGCTTGATTCAAAAAAAACTTGTGAACTTGCGGAAACAAGATACAATAATGACAATTTTAAAAGTATAGAGGGAATAAACATGTCCGATACCGAAAAAAAACTTGATCATGAAGTTGAAGTACAAAAAGCTCGTTTTGATGCTTTAACAAATGAAAGAGATTTACTAAAACACAAACTTGATACAGCAGAAGCTAAAAGCAAAGCTCTAGAGTCTACTTTAGCAAGTGTTACTAAAGAAAGAGATGATCTAAAACAAGTTAATCTTGATAGTATTATCAATGAGAGAGCTATTGAAAGAACTAATATTGCAGTCAGGGCGGCAGCTGTACTCGGCGAGGACTTTTCTGCTTATACTCATCATTCAAATAGGGAAATCATGGAAGCTGCACTAAAACGTGTTGATTCTAAAAATGGCATTGAAGTAAGCTACAATGGTGCTAGCGATGAATATGTAAAAGGTGTTTTTGATAAAGTAACAGGTGCAATTGCTACAAAGAGAAATGATACAAGCAAAGCTTATAATCTCGTTGCAGCGGCTCATGGAGCAGCAGAAAGAACAAATACTGCCCATGATATAATTATGGCAAAACTTAACGAGAAAAAATAAGAGGGATATATATGCAAACAAATTTTGACACTGCGATTGTATCAAAGTTAGGTCTAGTCGGCGGTTTATATGATACTTCACT